CCGGTCCGGGTGAAGTGCTTTCCACCCGGACCGCACCCGGACCACCCGGACCACCACGGGGGCAGTATGAGTTTCGAGATCCTTGCAGGAAAGTATGGGAGTCGAGGCTGCGCAAAGGATGCGCAGCTCGAGGAGGTCCCTGTTGCTGCTCCTGCCGACGATGTTGCCCCGGTCGAACCCATGCCTGAAATCACGTGGAGAGACAGCGAAAAGGTTGTCGAGCTCAGCGAGTACGTGAAGAGAAATAAAAGCATGGGCATTCGGATCTGCATGATCGACGACACCCCGGGCATCCGGTTCGATCCGCCCTTGGCTCGGCCAGAGGCCGGGGATGCCGCCCGGCGTAGGTGGGGCGTAGCTGCCAGGGCCGAGGAGTTATACCATGCAGCGTTCGAAGATCTGACCGTCCTTCTCGAGATGGGATTGATGACATTACCCGAGGCCGGGCCGATCGCTGAAAAAAAGTAGGTTCTTCTAGGCCCCATCACCGCAGGGGTCGCTTAGCACGCGAGAGTTTCGCGGGTGGCGGTGTGAAATTATTTTAGCATTTTAGCATTCGTGCAATTTCAAAGGGTTGTGTCAGAAATTCGGCGCGCCCCGGGTGTTGTGAAGAAGGAAAAGCGAGGTCGTTTACGTGGGTGTAAAAAGTGATACTGAACCGAAAAATGGTAACACCGAAAAGGATCAGCCTACCGTATTTGAGAATGCGTTTCAGGTGTTCAAATATTTGACGGAATCCGGATATAAGGTGGCCCGGCAAACCGTGACGAACCATATCAACGACGGAAAGCTGAAAGCTCGGCGTGGTGGCGGTTTCGCGGTTTTGACCGTGCATCGATATGCCCGCGATTTTTTGGGCAAGAAAATAGATGCCAGCCGGGAGATGGACCTTCCCCTGGGGGAGACGCAGGAACCCGGCGGGTACCAGGAGGCCCGGGTCAAGGCCGATGCCGAACTGAAACAGGTCCAGGCCCGGCGCAACGAATTCTTGTATGAGCGGGAGAAGGGGCGCTACGTGCGGACCGACACTGTCGGCCGGGAGCTGGCCGACAGGGCCCAGGCTCTCAGGCTGCATCTGGCGAACTGGATCCAAGAGGTTTCCGGGGATGTGGCCGCTATATTTGGCGGTGATGATCAGCGATCCAAAGAACTGGTCGCCCTGGTGGAAGGTGACGAGGCCAAGGCCCAGGAGCTGGCCGGATGGATGTTTTCCAGATCATCCGAGCTGGTGGCCATGTTCCGGCAGCGGCTCAAGGATGCTCTGAGCTCCTACGCTCAGGGGGCCTGGTTCACCGACGAAATGGCCTCGGCCTGGGAATCCTATCTGGCCGGGATCGACGATGATGCCGAAAAGATCACCCTCGAAGCCATCGACCTGGTCAACGGGGATCCCGCCCTGGTCGACAATCTGCGCACTCGGTTCATCCTTTCCAGGAGGGATGACTGATGTCCTACCTGCCGCCTCCGTTTACTCTTCTGCCCGGTGAGATTCAGGTTCTGGAATCCAGGCCCCGCGTCTCCACAGCCGACTGGGCTGAAAAGAACTTCCGGATAGTGGCCGGTCCCTATGCGGGTCAGTATTTTCAGCACAATCTGGCCCCGTACGCCAAGGGCATCATGGATATGTGGGACCGTCCATGCGTGCGGAAAATCTTCATTGTCGCACCATCCCAGACCACCAAGACCTCTATCGGGTACGCATGTATTGCCGCCGACGTTTGGCGTGACCCCGCCTCGGCCGGCATCGGCATGCCCGACGAAAAGGCCGCGGCCAGGATCTTCGAGGAAAAGCTTGGCAAGCACTATCTTAAGTCACCCATGCTCAGAAAAGATTTGATCCCGGACAAGCAGGCCATCCAGAAGACCAAGATCCTGCTCAAGGGGGCCACCATCTACGGGCTGTGGTCGGGCTCGGAATCGTCCATGTCTTCGGTCTCGCTGCGTGTTCTCATGATCGATGAAGAAGACGCCAACATGGACAAGTCCTCTGTCTCCACCATGGAGGAGCGGACCATCTCGTATCAACATGATTCCAAGATCATCCGCGTATCGAAACCCAGGGGCACCGAAGACGAGGGCACTATCTGGAAGGACATGAAAAATCAGGCCCAGGCGATCTACCAGTTCAAGGCCGTGTGCCCTGCCTGCCGGACCGCCCAGATCATGACCAAGGATCGGATCAGGGTTCCTGATGGTATACGAGATGCCAAGGAGATCCTGCACAAGAAGCTCGCATGGTACGAGTGCGAGTGCTGCGGGTATCAGTGGAACGACCACATCCGCAATCTCGCAGTCGCCGGCGGCCAATGGTGGACGGAAACACCAGTGTCCAACCCGGAAACGGTGGGCTTCCACTTGCCGTCCTGGGTATCCCGGTATGTCTCTCTGTCCAAGGTCGCCCACGATTGGTTCATCGCTCACCAGGCAGGAACTCCCGGCCAACTGACCAGGTTCGACAACAACCACAAGGCCATGCCCGGAAAGGTGGTCAGCGTACAGACCGACGAAGACCGCGTACGCGACATGATCCGCCCGGACTGCCCGCCCATGGTTGTCCCGGCCGGGGCCGTGGCCCTGACCATGGGCATCGATGTGCAGATGCTCGGATTCTATTACGTGGTCCGTGCCTGGGCAAAGTCCGGGGAGTCGTGGTTGGTGGAATATGGATGGCTGGATTCGTGGGATGATGTGGAGCGCATGGCATTCGATACAACGTGGCCGGTGGATGGCATGGATGAGGAAATGGGCATCTGGAGAGCGGGGATCGACATGGGCGGAGCCGCCGAGGGGCAGGATAAGACGCAGGGCTGGTCCCAGAGTGAAGAAACCAAGCGTTGGATTCTGAGCTTGGAAGATAGGGGCCTCGACATGGACAAGGTGCATGCCGTCAAGGGTGCCAGTCGGGCACAGGATCAGGTAGTTCGTGCCAGCAAGGTGGGGATCGAACCGGGTGTGCCTGCAAAATTTCAAACCCCCATTGTGATCCGCTTGCTCGATACCGTGGAACTCAAGGACCAGATCGCCATGGTCCGCCTCAAGAAGGATTCCCGGCAACCCATGTGGCTTCATCGGGATGTTGCCGAGGATTACGTCAAGCAGATCACGTCTGAAAAACGCATTCCAGGAAAAGGGAAGAACGGCAGAGCGCTGTGGGATGCCGGGAGCCGCGCAAACCATCTTCTGGACTGCGAAGTGTACGCGGCCGCATGCGCCCATGCGGATTGGACCCCGAGGCTCCAGCAGCTGCCCGGCCCACAATATGCTCTTCCGGAAAACTCAGTCCCCCCGTCAGGAGCTCATGCCGGCAACGGCCTTTCAGGAATGAGAATCAACCCCTGGGCACGATGAGACAAGGAGATACAATGGAACAGATGATGACAGCCGAACAACCAAGCCCCGGCGTTTCGCCGGAGATATTGAAAAAAATCGTGAACAAAGTGCTCACATCGGATGCCGTGGATTACTCGCCGGTGGAAGGGGTGTGGTGTCCGGTGTGCGGGGCACACTTAAAGGGCGGCAACATGGGGGTCCGGCGGACCAGGGCGTGGTATCAGGGCTCCCGAGAGAGGTACCATATGTGCCCAGTGTGTGGCATGAAATTCAAGAGCATCGAGGCAATCGGCTAGTTTGCCGCCAAAAAAACAAACAAAACCGCCTTAATTTCTCAGGGTGTTTTTTGTTGAGAAAAACTACCTGGTTTCTAAATTAGAAACCAGGTATCTTGACCACACTCCTGCTTTTCGTGCTACAACGGTGTCAATCGAAGCCACCTTGTCCCATGGAGCCCCATGTCTCTCACCGTTGCACAGATAGATACCGCCATATCTTCCATCCTGACTCTGGGTCAGTCATACAGCCTTGACGGGGTGGAATATACCCGAGCCGACCTGGATAAGCTGCGTTTGCTTCGTCGGGAGATCCAGGGCGAGGAAGCGAATTCCACCCAAGGCACCATTTTCGCCCGGTCCCTCATTGGCTCGCCCAGGAGGGGATGCTGATGGCCATGCGTCCAGTCAATCGGGGCCGCCTTGGCCGGCAGACCAGAAGAGAGGGCGCATCCGCCCAGGGGCATCTCACTTCCTGGACCGATGCCCTGGTCAATCAGATCATGGCCGAGCGGGAGAAACATCGCGTTTCCAACCGCGCTCTGGATCTCTATACCAACGACGCCATGGCACACGGGCTGCTCGAGTCCCTTGTTGTCGAGGCCGTGGGTATCGGCGTCACCCCCCACCCGTCGCCTGATTTTGAAGCCCTGGGCCGGGACCGCAAATGGGCTGACACCTACCGGCGTCAGGCCCTGCGCGGATGGAACCGTTGGGGTCTCGACTGTCGGAATTTCTGCGACGCCACCTCCCGGCTGAACATCTACGGGCTCCAGCAGCTCGCATATTTCATGTGGAAACTGGACGGCATCGGCCTGTTTCAGATCGTTTGGCGCGATCGCCCGTTTGCTCCATCCCCTATTGCCATTCTCCCCATTGATCCCGGCCGATTGGTCACCCCCGCTGATCGGCCGGGTGAACCCATTTACGACGGCATCAAGATCGATGACTACGGATCCCCTAAATCCATCTTCCTGGTTCGCCCGGAAAAATATTCCACCTGCGCGACAGGATACGCTCCCGCCTCTGCCTGCCAGGAGATCGATGTTGTTGATCAGGCCACCGGTCTCCCCCGCGTGCTGATGGTGACCGGTGTGCGCGGTGTGTCCGAGTATCGGCAGGATTCCCTGCTCGGCCCGGTGATCACCGAGCTCAGAGACAACAAGGACTTTGTCGGGGCCGCCCTGGTCCGTTCGCTTATCTCCAACCTGTTTGTCATGTTCATTGAAAACGCCCAGGCCCAGGCCCGCACGGACATCACCCAGCGGATCATCGAGATGGACAAGGGGACCATCCTCCAGGGCGGCAATCGGGAGATCCCGCACTTTTTTGAAAACCGGGCCGCACCCGACGGCTACGACACCATGTTCAATTCCATTATCCGTCGCCTGGGAATGGCAACCGCGCGAGGGTCGGAGAACGTGACCCGGGAATACAAATCGTCCTACTCCGCATCCAAGGCCTCTCTGGCGCAAGCCGCTCAAGTCAACGCCGTCGATCTGATGACCATCAACAACCGGTTCAACCAGCCGATCATGTCCTGGCTGCAATACGAGCAGGGGGTTGCTGGAAGATTGGACACCAAGACCCCTGACCACATGCTGGAATATCTCTACGAATACACCACTTGCCAGTGGCTGCCACAGCCCCAGGCAGAGATCGACCGGCAGAAGGCAGCCAATGCCAACAAAATCGCCCTGGGAACCGGCGAGCTGACCCAATCTGACATCCATGGCGCCCAGGGCAATGACTGGCGGGTCAAGCGGAGGCAGCGGGCAGAGGAGCTGGCCTATGACCGGGAGCTGGAAAATGAGTTTGGCCTGGCTCAAGGGGCGATGTCTGATTCGACAGGAGTCGTCATGGATCCGGCGGACAATGGGGATGATGATGACTAAAACATCGTCCTCATTTGATGTGCAAAAACAGGAAACAAGGAACAACGCTATGACCACGAAATATCCGAGAGTGACAGGAGCCTTGGCCTCGAGGATCTGGGCGATGACTCCGGAAAAGCTGACCGAGGTGTCTTGCTTTATCGAGTCGCTCATTGCGGGCCGGGAGACAAACTTCCAGGCCATGGCGACCCCGGCTGGAAATGCTGCTGGGGGCTATGCCGTTGAAGGCAGGGTGGCCGTGATCCGGGTCGAGGGGGTCATCGAGCGTCGGGCAAATATGGTTGGCAACTTTTCCGGCGGCATCTCTACGCAGATGCTGGCCGGGGCCGTCTGCCAGGCGAGTGACGATCCCGACGTAGAGGGCATCGTCCTGGATATCGACTCCCCTGGCGGCTCGGCACTTGCCCCGGAAGAGGTCGCCCAGGCCATTATCCAGGCACGGCAGCGCAAGCCGGTCATCGCCTGGACCGGCGGGATGATGTGCAGCGCTGCGTATTGGATCGCTGCCGGATGCGACCGGATCGTTGCCATGCCTACGGCCATGATCGGTTCCATCGGTGTGGCCGCCGTGCATTACGATCGTTCCGGGTCCGACGCCCAGGACGGCATCGTTCGAACTATCCTGTCCGCCGGGAAGTATAAACGGCTGGTCAACGATGCAGAACCCCTGTCCGAAGAGGGCAGGAACTACCTGCAGGCTGATGTGGACAAATACTTTTCTCTGTTTGTGGACGCCGTGGCCCAGGGCCGCGGTATGGCCGTGGAAGATGTCCTTTCGACCATGGCTGACGGTTCGACCTCCATCGGCCAGGACGCCCTGGACCGGGGACTGGTCGACCGGATTGGTAACTTTCAAATGGCTCTGGAGCTTGCCAGGGCAAGGAGCAACACCATGACAAAATCGGGCACCCAGACAAAAGGGCAGCTCTCCGATGTCACCCTGGAGGAGCTGCAAAGCGAACGTCCGGATCTCTGCGATGCCGTCAGTATGAAGGCGACTGCGGAGACGGAAGAAAAAATCCGGACCGAGGCTGCCGCCGCCGCCACCGGCGCCGAGCGTGATCGGATAGTGGAGATCCTCGAGGCCGACGGCGACCAAGCTGTGACCATGGCCGCCATCAAGGAAGGCACTCCGGCCGCCGACGTGTACAAGGCCTTTTTTCAGGCCGGTCAAAAACAGGCGGCCGAGGCTCGAGAGAACTTGAAGAACTCCCTGTCCGGCGACATCGCCGGCGCCACAGGCAGGGCCACGGCATCCGGCGATACGCCCGCATTCCTCGCCCTGGTCGAAGCCTACCAGAAGGAAAACGGGTGCAGTCGAACAGCAGCCCTGTCCGCATGTGCGGCAAAATATCCCGAAAAACATCGTACCTGGCTCGAAGGCCAGAAATAAAAGGAGGCTGAACAATGGCCTGGAATGAAGGAATCAAGGCATTTGTGGCCAACGAAGATCTGGCCGCCTACAGACGAGTCAAGGTCCTGTCCACCGGCAAGGTGGCCTATGCCGACGCGGACACCGCCGGCGACGGAGTTACCATGTACGAGGTCGAATCCGGAGACAGCGTGGCCGTGAAGCTGCTCAATTATCCGGGTACATTCGAGATCGCAGCTGCCGGTGCCATTGACGTATCCGATGATGTCTATGCGGCCGCCGACGGCAAGATTCAGGCCCTGCCGGTTGATGCAGGGGATTACTACCTGGTTGGCAGGGCCTTCGAGGACGCCACGGGCGACGGCGAGATCATCGAGATCATGCCTGCACGCCCGGAATCGGCCAACACCGTGTCCGCAGCTAACCCCGTAACCCATAAAATTTCGCGAGGTATACAATATGGATCCCAGTAAAGTCATTCATCGCCCCGACCTGGGTCAGGTGGTCACGGAAACGGCCTCCCAGGCATCCGAACTCGGCTTCATCGCCCCGGTTGTGATGCCCTATTTTTCCGTGACCGAGCAGTCCGGGGTTTATCCGGTCATCCCGGCAAAGGCCCTGTTCAACATCGTGGACACCAAGCGTGGCCCCAAGGGCAACTATAACCGGTCGGTGGAAAACTTCGAGTCCGGCATCTACGCTACTTCGGAAAACGGCCTGGAAATGCCCATCGATGAGCGGTTCAAAAATATCTACAAATCCATGTTCGACATGGAAGCCGCAGTGTCCAACATCCTCATGGGCAAGATCCAGCGGGCCTATGAAGTGCGTGTGGCCAACAAGATCATGAATACGGCCAATTATCCTTCCGTGAATGTAAGCAAGAAGTGGACGGACGTGTCTGCCGACGTGAAGGCCGACGTGGATGCCTCCAAGGAAACCATGCGCAAGAAGGGCGTCCCCCCGAATCTGCTGGTCATCTCCTGGACCACCTTTCTGACTATCAAAAAGACCACCATGGTCAAGGATGCCATCAAGTACATCTTCCCGGATACGGCCAAAACCGGCGCCATCACCAAGGAGCATCTGGAAGCCTACCTGGAGATCGACATCGAGGTGGCCGGTGCCCTGCAGAACTCGGCCAAAAAGGGGGCCAACGCTTCCCTCGCCGATATCTGGTCCAGCGACTACGCCATGCTTTGCCGGGTTGCCGCTCCGGGCTCGGACATCTCCGAGCCTAGTGTCGGTCGGACCCTTATCTGGAACGAAGGCGCGTCCGAGGACTTTGTTGTCGAGGAATACTACGAGGACCAGGTCCGCGCCAACATCCTGCGCGTGCGGCACGACACGGACGAGGCACTGCTTGCGTCCATCGACCCTGACACCAAGGCCGCCAGAAGCCAGGTGAGCAAAAACTGCGGCCTGCTCATCGGAAACATCAAATAGCAACCTTCCTCCTTAGCCTGCTCGCCCATCCCGTCCACCGGGGAAGGGGTGGGCGAACAGGTGAAATCAGGGAATCTCGATGCGAAACTGGATCCAGCACACATTCTGCCCATTGCATATCTATTGCCGCCTGATGGATCTGGGCGTTGGACAGGCTCTGGCATGGCGCATGGCATCGAGGTGGGAGCGGGTCTATAAAGCATTTTTCCCCCAAAGGGGTTCGGTGTGATGCAGTTTTCCGGGCTGGAGACGACGACCATCTCCATTATCGGCTCCATCGTCACCGGGGCTGTCGTGCGGGTCTGGATGGGGAGGGGATTTGTCAGCAAGGAGACGTGCACAGTGAATCGGACCACATGCGATCAAGTGCATAAATCTGCACAGGGATTGGTGGATTCCCG